GGCTTGAAAAGGAGGCAGATTTTCAATACGCATATAGAGTTCTTGGGGCGAGATGCCGGAGAAACCACCTCCACCTTCGACCTCTGGGAAGTTAAGTACGTCCCTAAATATCAAGGTAGCATTGTCGTTAGAAAGATTTAATTGCGGCGGTGGGTTTTCGGTTTTCTTGAAGTCATCAATACGAAACCTAACTACGTTACTATTCCACATTCCGCTTTTACCGCCAGCGATTTGCTGGAACTTAACTCCAAGTTCTTTCAGGAAATAGTTAATCCCTTGTAGCATCTTTGCTTCTGTCTGAGGTGTAAATCCAGCCGTGTAAAAATTGATGACTTGTTCGCCCTGACTATGATAAGAGCCATCTGGAACAATTCGCTCATAATAGGGATGCACTTTCGCTTGTTCTCGTTCATTTTCGGGAAGTTTAGAGAGTATTGGATGCAATACCTTTCGCTCCAGTATGCCACATATATCCTCTATTGACTTGATTTCACTGTTGAAGTCATAGCCACTCACATAGACATTCATACTTTCGGTAATCAGTTCTGAGAATTGCTGAAAGTTAAGCATGCTTGTATATATTGTATGCGGTTTAGGAATTGGTTACTGTCTGAAAATGTTATTGATTTGAGATTACGAATTCCTGGTATGCCTGGATATAAAGATGGATATTTCATCGTGCTTGGTCCTGGCGACGAAACTTTATTTTACTTATGGGGACAGAATAGAGTACCGTGGAAAGAGGTTCTAGATAAAGCAGAAGAATTTGTGAAACAGGGCGGATTCCAAAGGAGTCCCGAGGACATTCTTATTTACCAGGGCAAAGTGATTATTAGTTCTTACACTGGTAATGAAAAATGGTCAGGTATAAGAAGCAAATATAGTCAAGATGTGAAAAAAATTGTGCAAGAGCTTTTGAGGCGTAATTTAATTCAATCCAATACACTCATTGCATTGGGCAACTGGGCAAGTAAAGCTAATAAATCAATTGGTACAGCGAGTCAAATTGTGAAACGAGCGGACGTTCCTGATCGCATCGTAGTTTATCATGGAACGAGTAGTCATCATTTGGATAAAATTATGAAAGAAGGGTTAAAGGTTGTACCTTATGAAGAAAGAGTTTGGAAGGATATAGGCGGGAAAAGAGGACATCCCGAGCACCGTGAATCAGCCATTTATTTTACGACAGATGCCAGCAGGGCCGCATATTATGCTGGAAAGGCTGTGAATGTCATGAGAAGAAAAGGCTACAAACAAATAAAACCAGTAGTTCTTAAGATAACGCTGACAAAAAGAAACTATCCAAATCTATTGGCAGACGATGATTGGTTGCGACGTAATCCCGGTGCTAGTTCGAGCGAATGGTATCACTCATTAAGCGAGTTCGGACAAATTGCCTGTAATAATTGTATTATAGCTCCAGAGCAAATACAGGTAGTATCGTAGTTATTTTCCGTATTTATCATGCATCCAACTATCAAACTCGGCACCCGCAGCACTTTTCGTGGGTTCTACTGGGTTTTCTTCATTTGGTTCAGCAAATTGTGATTCATACGGATTCCAATGCACTCTGATAATACGATTTACAATTTGTTTATATTGATCTGGAAGATGCTCTACCGGTATCGCATGGGCGCTCACGGGTATTTTAACAAAGAAACGATTTGTTTTATTTCCGGAAGCGAGAATAGTACCTTGTATTCCTTCTATCTTTTGGTCTCCGTAGTCAACAGTGAAATAAAGTGCCAGCGGTCCTCTGACGTGTACATTGACCGTAGAGTTAGCATAAGTAGTTAAAACTTCTACGAATTGCTGAAAGGTAAGCATATTACTATATTATATACATGAAAAACCTTCTTTTCTTATACACTCATTCCGACTCAAATTACAATAAGCTAGAAAGCATTTTGTGTCGGCATAAGAAATTGCAGAAGTTTCCCGGTTATCCGAGGCATATGGAGGAAGTACAAGCTCTACCCCAGCATAAATGTCGTAATTCAACAGCAACTTATCTCTTTACACTGCTTGATAACGTCGAGTGGCCACCTCATTATCTTCGTGGCAGAGCCAAAAATATATTTTTGATACAACCTTATTCCGGACGACCAATGGAGGGTAATATAAGACAGTATATATATCGGTTGAAAGGACTATATCAAACTGCCGTCAATACAAAGAACAAACTGATAATTTTTAATGATTTGTCTAAATTGGGCGAATACCTGGGTATTAAAGTCAAGAAAACAGAAGTACCTAGTATAGAGAATAATTATCAGGGCGATTTAGAGTTAGCGATAAAGAGATATAATTATTACCGAGAATTGTTCAGTAAAATCTGATGTCTTGTTCCATCAATACAACTGAATAATAAACTATTCACCTCTACTGTCGTACCAGTAAATACATTAACAGGAGAACGGCATATAACTTCGTTGGCACAAGTTGGCTTCACATAAGCAATTGTAATATGTGGCTCAAAGTTATCGTATATTGTCTTATGTTTAATATCATTCTGAGCAATCTTATGTAATCTCCCTAGGGACTGCCCTCCATGAACATGGATTTTGATTACATCGTATTGTTCGTTGCGAAAGCAGTTGATATCACCTAATTGTATAACAAATGGTTTTTCGTTCTTGAAGACATTTTTGATTAATTCTGGACTTCGTGTTGCTATGCCGTAAAGAACAGTTAAATGTATCTCATTTTCACGACCTAAGCCAGTATGCTCTGGGTCTATATAGAGTATATCATCTGGTATATTATCATAACCCCATTTGATTACTTTTTGATTAAAATCTTCGTTAAAAGTAGTTTGGAGCGACGAATAGCCATAAGAAATATCTAGCATAACATATTAATTGAGCGTAGCTGGAAAATCTATATTTCGTGTTTTTTTAAAAATATTGAGATTTATTTAAGAGAAATAATTTTACAATCAGCTTAAAAACATTTCTGAACTTGGAGGAGCGGGCGGCTGCTTAATTCGTTGTTGCTCCAGCATGGATAAGTTTTTCTTCTCTGCATTAATCATAGAATCTAAATAATTGAGTGCTTGAGCGATAGTTTCTTGTGTTGAACTCGTAGTTGATTTGACCACGCCTCCTTCAATTTCCCCCCACCATTGCTGATGTAAGTCCAAATCTGATTTCTTATGGTCGGCTTCTCTGGCCTCGAACTTTTGGATGCTTTTTAGGGCATTTATCATATGTTGTCTGGCGGTACTTAACGAAAAGTCACCCGGAAGTGCTCTGAGTGCTTCGGTTAGTTTATTTTTAGATTTTTCTGTTTTACTCATATTTTGATTTCACCTGCCAGTAGTAATATTTGGTTGTATGAATGTATATATGTTCCTCATAAAATCTTGACCTTTTGGCGAATGATTCCCCGTAGCTTTCTTTAATAAATCTCGCTACGCTTACCAATAGTTCGGTATCACCCTGTCTTAAAGAAGTAAATCTTGCTTTAATTATTCTATTAGCTTTTCTTATTGTAACTTGATCCAACCAGATGTTCATATAAGTCCGTTAGTTATGTGCGTCCAAGAGCGGCCTTTAAGAATATGGGAGATAGTTGTCCATCCGACAGAGTAATGGCGAGAGATACTTTCAATAGATTCTCCCTCTTTTTTTCGTTGTACTATTTCCAATACCTGTTGTTCATTGAGTTTAGCACCATTGTTCATTTGTCCTTTTTGGTTACTCTTGTAAGATCGTTTAATTCGATTGCCATTTATATTCCTAGAAATGTAATCATCTTTTCTGATACCCGCACCTTTGCATTTATTGGAGCAGAATATTTGACTTTTCTGATAAGTATAAAATAATTGACCACAATTTTCGCATTGGTTTTGTGGACGGTCTGCTATCTCTAGTACTGTATTTTTCAAGTCGCACCCAATGTTTTTGAGATATTTTATGTCAGCTATGATAAGAGTTTCGTCTAGACATTCTCGTCTGAAAGAATCAATTTTATGTTTATGCCCTTCTGTCATCCATCCTTTGACTTCTACAAAATAATTGCCCATTTCAGAATGAACATAAAAATCTGGCGTATATGCTTCACCACTTTGGAAGTTGAATGTTTTGGGCTCATATTCCCAGTATATATTTTTATCATTTAACAACATTGCATAGCATACTTCCCAAGTGCTCCGCATTGAAACCGTTTCTCCGTTCGGACATTTAACATAATATCTTTTACCGTGTGGCTTGCTCTTTTTGCCAAAGAGCGGGCTTTTTTTACCTTTCTTCGCTAAACTTATATTGCTTTTGTGTTCTTCGGAGAAAATACGTTGTCCCGAAGTTCTCGTGGGAATAGACATTTTAATCATTACCCGAGCGACAGTGCCTTCTGACAATCCTAGTTCTTTGGCAATCGCTTTTTGGGTCATTCCTCGTCTCCAATACATATCTTCTAATTGCTCTTTTGTGATATGTCCGGTTTTTTCGCGAGGATTTCGTATTTTTTTGCTAGCCACCGGCTTCTTCGGAATCTGCATATTTTGGATTAGATATTGAATTACCCATATAGAAGTTCGATATTGACTTGCAATTTCTTTTTGGGTTAATTTTTTATTACAATATAAATCTAGAAGAACCTCTCTTGTTATTAATTGGTTCATAGCATCTTTTTTTAATGGTCTAATTTTAATATCATATTTTTTAAGCCTGTCGCCGATAGTAGTAGGGCTAACACCGTATTGTTTTGCGATATAAAACATACTTTTTTCTTGATTACAATATAATTCTACTAATTCCTCTTTTGTAATTTTTACAATCTCTATACCAGCATGGGCTTCGCCCACAGTTCGTATTTGTATGCCCAATTTTCGCATCATTTTGCCAATGCCGCCTTGTGATAATCCTAATTCTTTGGCAATTGCTTCTTGGGACATCCTCCTCCCCCAATACATTTCTTCTAATTGTTCTTTTGTAACTTTCATACCTTATATAAGTATGTCACCAACCAAATTAATCAAAAATGTGGAAATATTTCCAAAATACTTAAAAAATAAGTCATTTTTTGTTTTTACCCCATCCGAACTCATCGATAACCCACTGTTTGGGATGTTCCTCCCAATCTACCAATATTCCAGGCAATATATCATCTTCATCCTGTCTTCTCAGTATATCTTCATCTTCATCATCATAATCGAGGTAATCTAAGGGTTTATTACGAGCCAGTTCTTCTCTAATTTGCCTGTATATGTCGCTGTCAAAGATTTTGGTAACTTCTTTGGGAACTTCTGCCCCTACTGGTATATGCCTTAGTTGTTTATCTAACACATAGGCGATTAAGGATGTAGCCATGATAGCATCATCATGTTTGCCCTTTTGTGCTTCGGGTCGTTTATGTTGTTTGTTATGAATAAAAGTGTTTAGTTCATATACTAATCTTTTACTATTGATATTCATGCTTCTACTAATCAATCTACTATGGAAGGAATCTAATATAGGTATTCTGTTAGCAGGCCCCACTTTTACTCCTGGCCGTTCCAGTTTGCTGGGATCATCGTAGTAAAGGTTTTCATAATCTAGCGTGTGTTGTAAAGTATTGAGTAGGGCTAATCCGGGACCATTGGCTTCTACAACGCACAGAGCATTGCCGTAGTATTTACCAACTTGATCGACTATCTGAGCGAACATATAAGTAGGGATACGATTGCTATAGAACTCAGCTACCTGCTCCATTGTATTCTGGTCAAACACTTCTAGGCAACTATTGTCATTTTCATCATCACCTCCGCCTTCTGCAACGTCGGCAGACATAATGTATTCTCTCCCGTCAATATGTTCCCCCCATATATGCAACGCCCCTTTAATCCAATTTTCATTTTCCAGTTCATTACGTATTTCGTATTGATTATTCCATTCTGGAAATAACTTTCTAATTGGCTCTATACCCTTAGTTTTTTTGGTAAGTTCGATGAGAATGTCGCTACTTATGTAGGTATCGCCTGATCCAAGAAATTGTTTTTCAACTTCCTGTAGCCAACCTTTTGGTCCTAACTGTGCGTGGGTTTCTTTAACCCAATCTGGATTGTTATAGTCAGGGTTTTCGTGATAGTCCAGATCAATCACATTAAACTTATTGCGTCGCTCTAATGCCCCGCGATAGGTTTCTTCGTACCAGTTTCCAATACCATTGGGCGTAGAGATTGCTATACATGCTCCACCGGTAGAAATCGTAGGAAACATAGCACGCCATGCCAAATCCATTTTTTCAACGAACGCAGCTTCGTCTATAATAAACCATGTAAGAGCTTGTCCACGAGCGGCAGCCGGTGCCCAGAATGACAGCTTACATCCGGTATCAGCAAAATGATGTTCGTGAGCGTTGCTCTTCAACATTTCTGGCTTCATCCAGAGTGGCAGGTTATTAAGAGCGACTACAACATTCTCGCCGGCTTTGATGGCTTCTCGGTCGGACTTGGACATGACCATAATCTGTTCGTCAAACTTGAACATACAACGCCATAATAGCCATATGGTCGTCAATGTAGTCAGTCCGCCTTGACGAAACTTAGACACTAAGTTGTAGCGGTGATTATCATAATTCTCTATAACCCTTCTTTGATAATCATATAAGATAAAGCGAATAAGCCCGCTTTTGGGGTGTACAATTTTTACATATTTCATAGCGAAATACGGAAAACTGTTAGCACACTTAATCCACTCTTCTTTAATTTTTTCTGAGTCGTCTTGGTATTTGTCTAGTTCATCAACCGTCTCGTTTGGGTCTATCTTAAATTGGTTCTCGTCGAATGTATAATATTCTTGCGGATAGAGTAGTTGTCCTTTCAGCGAGCCATCCTTGTGTTTTGCGGTCAGCCAATAATTCCTAAAATCTTTTTCCATGCATAATATCTATGGTTTTTCCGCAATTTTACTTGTGGAATTGCGCCCGATGTGTTATACTAAGGTAGAAAGGGTCTTAATATGATTGAAAATGAACTTAAGTTTGTGCTTAAACCCGAAATAGAAAAGTATCTAGGGGATTTACCAAAATGGAAAATCCTCCAAGCTTATCTTCCTTCTCCCAAGGATATAGCGTACCGCATACGCAAATCCATATGCAAAGATAGAGGTATATTTAACAGATTAACAATTAAGTATCGCAACGAAGATGGGACTAATACAGAGTTTGAGTTTCCTATTCATAGTGAAAATGATTTTGTTAAATTGCTTAGTAAAGCGACGCAAAGTTTAACGAAAAACAGGTTTTTACTAAAAACAGAAGACCACAATTGGGAAATTGATGTTTTTCATGACAACACCAGTTATTTTTGGATGGCTGAAGTTGAACTGCCTGTTGGTCAAGCGAAACCTGCCAGCATACCTTCTCTCATCGGAGACCATCTGGTTTATGAAGTACTCTTGACAGATTCACGCTTTTCGAGTAGAAAGATATCTAACGTTGCTTACGCACGAAAACTTTTTACAGAGGTAACTGAAAATGACAAAGAAAAAGTATGATTTGATAAAGACCTTGCCCGTTGCGAAGTTCTATTATCAAGGAACGAAGCACACACATCCGGTTCGTCGCACAGTGTTACTGATTGAATCTGATAATACAACGATTACCGGTTATGAAATCCGTGAAGGTAATAAGGTTCGTAGTCCAAAGAAGGCTCCTATCAAGAGCTACACACGAAGCTGTATAGCTACTTACGATAGCTATTGCCGTCTTAGAGATATATGTGAATCTAAGAAGAATATGACGAAATCAACACTTCGGAGATTCTCGCTAGATTCCGTAAAGACAAGCGGAATCTAATCGGATACCGGAACCGTGTTCGGAGAAACACACCTTACTTAAATGTAAGGTGTGTTTTCGTTTCAATCCGATATCTTAAAGCCAATTCTTCTTTCTGTCCTATTAACATACAACCTTGTATAAATTGTGCTATTCTACGTTCGTCTTCTAGACGATTTTTCTCGGCATATAATTCAATCGTGTCTTGTACTTTTGCTTGGAAGAAATTGAAAACAAATAGCTAAGTGCTAGAGGTGTGTTGTCCAAATGGACTAATAAAAAAATGTATGGCTATCAGAACTCCAGTGAAAGCTGGAGTTTTTTTATGTACTTAACTATATAAATAGTATTAGGAGAAATATCATATGCCGTTCTTCCAAAATCCCTTTCCCTCTGATTTTAGCTCAGTTTGGCCTCTAATAGACCCCAATATGAACTCACACGCCATAGCAGAGCCACCTATACAATTTCGTATCCCTGGGAATAAAAATAATAATCGTATTATGGTTGCTTGGAACCCAGAACCGTATAACTTTAGTACGTATAATACGTTAACCATTAACTATGCTATTGACCCCCAGATGGTATATTTCGCTAGTTTAGGCATCAACGTAGCTGGGGCTACTCCTTCGGCCACGCTAGCAAGCGAGGTTTGCACCGCTCTTAATGCTAATGCTACATTCGCTAATTTGTTTCAAGCTACTACTCAACCTTGGCAAGCATATTTACCAAGAACTAGAGACCCCATTAATACCGTGCTGATTACGTGTATAAAACCAGCAGAAATTATCAGAACGTATATTACCAACGCTGGGGCGGAACAATTAATGAGATTCAATAAAAATGCTGGTATTGCCGAGCTTCCAACTTATTTCTCTCGTTATGCTCTCGTGATAAATGGGGTGGCTAATCCCACTTTCAACCCATTAAATGCGAACCTTATTCCAGGTTATTTGGTTCAACTTAATGGAGCAGACACGGTCGTAGACCTACCTATCATTCGTAATTTTCTTAACAATCAAGCCTGGACTAATAGCAATTTACAAACAGATTGGCAATTACTTTCCGGACGAGATAGACGTTTGCTATTTACCAATAGCGTTGTCAATACAAGTGGGAATATAAGTGGATTTACATCTACGATTACATGGCCTGCTGGTGCCGGTATAGGCGATATGGGAGTGCAACAACTAACAAATAGTAGCGGGACACAAACTTACCAAATACCATATGTGCTGCAATCCGGGGATATAGCCGGTATTGCGTCGGGGCTGTATGTTCCAACACTTTAGTTTTAAGCGTTGGTTAGAAAATACGATTGCAGGGATGCCCGATGACCCAGAAAATAGCGGTCTAGTTATACAGCAAACTTATGACCCGGATACTATGATTGACCCTGCTACTGGTAGGCGTATTAAAATAACCTCTAAAAAATCCGACAGAATGT